ATTTTCTCTTTCGCAACGTTTCTTGCTATGATTTCAGTCTGCTTCATTCTTCTACCCTCTCATAAGTCTTTTCAAAAATGTCGGGTTTGCATGGATAATACTCCCCGTCAACCCCGCGAATAATGTAATCGCCAACCGATGCTGTCATTGTTCCCTCAAGCGTTTCTATCGGGATAGCTCCGTAATTTCTAACAACGGAAGGATATACACAAGGTTCTCCAACAATCCAATCGTTGATTTCGGGGAAATTCCATCCCGTGTACTGCTTCGCTTCAATTACTACCGGCTTCTTACGATACTTCATTCACGCCTCCTGCATACAATCTTCTAACAAGTCCATTTGATACGCCGCTTTGCTTATCCTGCGCTTTGCTATCTCTACATACTTCGGATTAAGCTCTATTCCAACATAGTGTCTCCCAAGGTTGTGTGCTACAACACCCGTCGTTCCGCTTCCTAAAAACGGGTCTAAAACCACTCCATGTTTCGGACAACCCGCCAAAACACAAGGGATAATCAATTCTTCTGGGAAAGTGGCAAAATGCGCTTCTTTAACAGGCTTTGTTGATACGCGCCAAACATCACGTTTATTTCTCATCTCGTACTGAACGTCCTGCAACCCTTCCGCTCTGCGAATGTGCATCGTGTTCGGCTGCTGTCCCTTCTCTTGAAGGTTTTTATAATGTTCAGCTCCCTCGCTCCAAACGTCACGCTTGTTGCGCTTATCTGTTATCGAGACGAACGATTTACCAACATTAAGGCTTTCTGTATCGCTACGCTTGCCGTCATACTCCAATCTTCCTTTTCCTGCGCGTTTGTCGTTTACAGAAACGGCTTCTTCTTGTATGGCTTCGTTATCAAAGTAGTATTTCTCGTTCTTGCTTAACAGAAAGATGTATTCATGCGACTTTGTGCATCTGTCTTTAACGCTTTCGGGCATATTGTTTGCTTTCGCCCATATAATATCTTGCCTCAAATACCATCCATCGGCTCTTAACGCAAACGCAAGCATCCACGGTATTCCTATCAAGTCTTTGTTCTTATAAACGCCTACGTTCCCGACCAACTTCGGTACAGCAGACAAATCCAACGTTCCTTTTGAGCCTTTCTGTATTTGAGAATGCTCTAACGGAAGTTCTGTGAAATCAAACCCTCTGCTTCCGCTTCCCCAATAGCTGTCCCCTATGTTCAGCCACAGCGTACCATCATCTTTAAGAACACGCTTCGCTTCGTGAAATACGTCTACGAGCTTCTGAATGTATTCTTCGGGCGTTTGTTCAAGCCCTATTTGTTCGTCCATTTCATAATTCCGGAGGGCATAGTAGGGGGGGCTTGTTACGATGCAGTTCACGCTCCCGCTTTCCATTGTCTTTAATGCTCGCAGCGCATCGTCGTTGTAGATATAATCAATGTTCGTCTTTTGTTCAGCCATATTACCTCGCCACGCTCGTAAACATAAACAAATCTCCCTTCCAATACAGCGGAATCTTCTTAACTGCTCCGTTTCGGTTCTTTGCTATAATCAGTTCCGCTTCCGAAGGTTCTCTTTCCCTGTCGTAAACCCAAGGTCTGAAAGGAAACAAGATAACGTCCGCATCTGCTTCGACAGCGCCCGATTCAGAAAGGTCTGATAACATCGGTGTGTGATCTGAACGAGCTTCGCTATTACGGTTAAGCTGTGAAACAAGGATAATCGGGCAATCCAAGTCTTTCGCCAATCGCTTTAACGCGTGAGAAATCTCTGCTACTTCCTGCGGTCTTGTCTTTCCGCTCCCGCCAAAACCATCGGTTTGAATCAATCCGAGATAGTCTATTACTATCAAGTCTAACGAGCCTTCCAACGTCATTAGTTTCTTGCACTCTAACGCTATCTTGCTCACGGAGACGCTTGAACTTTCGTTCAAATAGAGTTTCATAGGCTCTATCTCTTGTCCCGCCTCAAACACCTTTCCCGTAATAACAGGATTATCGGATTTCATGTCGCTGACAATTTCGTTTTCTGAATGGTTTGTCAGCCCGTAAATCATTCTCTGCACAATGGAAACGCTCGTCATTTCAAGCGAGAAGTACGCTACAACGTGTCCGTCTTTCGCTACGTTCGTCGCAATGTTAGCTGCAAACGATGATTTACCCATAGACGGTCTGCCCGCTACAATTATTAAATCCCCTTTGCACAAGCCGCGTATTGAATCATCCAAATCGTAAAAGCCTGTCGGAATACCTTTGTCTTGGCTTCCGAGCTTATTGATTGCTTCGGGGACAAAATCCCGTGCCAATCTCATGCCGCTTTCTACGCCTTTAGAAAGCTCATTAAGCACGTCTTGCGCTTTGGAAAGGAATCCATCGTCTCCGCTCTTTGCACGTTCTACAATCGCTGTAAATTCGCTTACAAACCGTCTGTTGCGTGACGCTTGTTGAAGCTCTTTTATGTAGTAATCTACATTGGCAGAAGTAGGCAGCTCCGAAGCTACGGAGACAACCTTCATCGTGAAGTCGGGTTCTAAAACGGCGCAGACGGATTGTAAATCTATGTAGCCGCCGCTTTGATGCACCATCTTGATTGCGGAGAAGATACGGATGCAATCGGGATCGATAAAGTCGTTTTTTGACAGAATAAGCAAGCAGCGTTCAGCGCAAGCGTTATCCATAATCATGCAGGATATTACGGCTCTTTCCGTCGTAGCGTTTATTTCGCTCGTTTCTTCAATCTGCCGTAGTTCCTCCATGCCGTTTGCCTTTCTGCTACATCAAAATAGCGTTCCTTGCCTTAGTTCTTTGTTAATGTGTTCAGATGCCAACTTATAGTAGGTTTTGTCTATCTTCCACGGCAATTATGCACATCGGGAGCAAGTTCTTTTTCATCTCCACGGTTCGGCTCTCTGTACTTCTTGTCTCTGCTTCCTGTTCTCGAAACCTTGATTGCTTCGCCAAGATGATATTTCTCGAATCGCCCACCAAATCTTCCGACTATCGCGCCCTTGTATTCGTTATCGTCTCCACCGCCGCCGTAAGGCGGGTCAACAATAGCAAGGTCAAAGTAATTGTCGGGAAACTCCTTCATGGCTTCCAAGCAATCCCGATTGTAGAAGTGAATCGTGTCTGTCATTACATTTCCTTATCAGCAAACAGCCCGCATCTTCCTTCGCCTTGCTTTGGCAGAAAGTGTCCGTGCTTAAACTTTGCCATGCAGAAGCATTGCGGTTCGCCATAAACATTTTCGGAACGGACTACAAAATGTAAGCAGTTCCGACAGTACATACGCTTGTACTTTCCAAGTCTGTACTTATAGCAGAGCCTATCCCAACAATTAGCAATCTTCCGCAACAACTTCATAGCTCGCGTAATTCGGTGAAAACGTCAGCGTTTCCAACTTGCAATCTTTGCGGATAAACCCGTGTTCATACTCCTTTATCCGCCCGTTTCGTTCACCAATCAATCCGCAGTAAACGAAACCGTCTGCTGTTGTTTTCAGAATCGGACAATCCCAACAGCTTTCGGGCTGTTCAAAGTCGTTAATCACTACAGCTTTCTTCGGCATTGTCGTGTTCCTCTTTCAAGTCGCGGATGAAGTATTTAAGGTGATAAACGTGAACATCGTCCGCGTCCAAAGCCGTCTTAACTTCGTTTTCCTTGTCCTTCCAACACTTGATAAGTTCTTCGTCCTCGTTCTCCGTCTTAACGACCTTGGTGACTTCAGCTTCGTAAGTAATCGTAATCTCTTTCATTCTGTTTCTCCTTTTAATCTGTCAATAATAGTTCTTTTGCATACGGAAGTGTTTCAATCCACTTGCAAAATGTCTGCCATTCGGGAAGCCTATGTTCCTTGCGTTGCCGATATATATTCTTCAAGCACCGATAATTCGTTGTCATACGTGCCGTTAAACGGAATCCGCTCGGAATGTTGTACAGGATTCTTAAATACTGCAAACGCTTCTTTACGGGGTCTTGCAATTCGTTGTAACGGTCTACATATTCCTCAAGAATGTCAATAATTCTTGGATCAACGTATTCGTTGCATTGTTCTTTTATGTCGAACTTTGTGATGCGGTGCATGGTAGACTCGCTTGATACGAAGCTCAAAAATCTGTACCTTTCGGCTTCTACCCATGCTTTGTTTGAGAACGTAAGGTCAAACGAAACAAGGATTCCTGTTAAGAACTGTTCGTGTCCGCCGTTGCGTTCTTCCGTCGCCATCTTTGACAGCTTCATGCAGCGGTTCAAGTCTTTCTCTGTCGGCGTAGGCTCATATCCCATATCGTTCACATCTGTACGCATAGGGTAGCCGCTCGCTATCAGCGTTTCCTCAAGGTCATAAACTCTAACGTTACTTACTACTTCCATCTGTTATCCCCTTAACTTTCGCTCCTTCATCTATCGTCTTAACGGTATTTGCGATTGCGTTATTCAACCACATCGGTCTTGTCGCATCGGACTTCTCTCTTTCAATTTCAGTCCTGTACTGCTTCATAAAATGCGTTTTCTCGATGCTGAACGATTCAGATTCCGTGTTTAGAAGCCCTATACTAATAAATCCTCGTCTGCCGCCTATCGCCCGTTTAATCGCGTTTGGCAGCTTCTCGAAAGCATCATCCTCTGCGTCGGGTGCATAGATGTTATATCGGCATCTTGCTTTCATCAGTATCTCGAACGCTTCCATTTCGTTTGGAACGTTTTCAAAACGATGGTCGTTCATAATCGCCTTTATTTTTCCAACACGCGGCATAAAGTCATCTGTACTGCGCTGAATGAAATCCCATACCGCAAGGCTCACGTCGTTGTAGGAATCGTCAGCGAAAGACTTTTGCCAAATGTCTATGAACATTTGCGTCTGCTTATCGTCCATCCCCTTAAACGTATCGGGATAGTAGCCCATCAGAACTCCGACTATCTTGGCGGTTTCCTGCTTGTTCACGCGTCAAATGCTCCTTCCTGCATCAGCCTTTGAACACGCTGAAAGCTGTTCTCATTTGCCTTGTTGCCTTTGAGCTTGTAAACCTCTTGCTCGTTCAAATAGCCTTCAAACTTAGTACCAAACAGCGTTTCGGGACGCAGGAACTTCTGCATCTTTGCATCTCCGCTCCAATCCCTAACCTTTTTGTCGATTACGGTCTTGAAATCTTCTACCGTAAATCCTTCTTTCATTCTTGTGCGGATAAGCGATCTCGTCTTTGGCGTTGAAACTCTGTACGAACTTCCGCTTACAAGATTGAGATATTCAACAATTTCTTTAATATCGCCGCAATCATCTGCGTTTGATTTTATAATTACTTCCGCTTCTTCTAACGGACATTCCGAAGGACGGATTGACGGATTTTCCAATGTCGTTTTCAGAACCTTGCAATAATCAAACCAATCTCCTTTGATTGGCGTTTGCGTCCACATGGGGCATACTGAACACCCCTTCGGCATTTCCATTCCTTTCACAACTATAGCCATATTGATCCCCCCTGTTTGAGTACCCGCCAAGGTCGCCCACCCTACCTTGGCATTGCATCCAAGCGACATAGGCAAGTGTCGCTAAAATCCGCAATTACAGGAATGCAATCCCCGATAGCGCGTCCGCCATCCAATCTTAAAACGATGGGTCTACGGATTCTCCCGTATCAAAGTCGTAGTCCGTCCCTTCGGCTAACCTATCGCTATACGTCTTTTTCTTCATCATGTCGAGTTCGTACTTCATCGTGGATTTATGCCAAGTCCACAACTCTAACATGGCGTTCGCGGGTATGATAGTGGAAGCGACAAGAATGTATCTATCCTTCCCAACGGCTTCCTTTGGCGCGTTAGCATCGACTTCGTAAGTCGCAAACATGAGGATTCGGCTTTTTTCCTTGACAGCCATTCGTATGAACTCCGCATTGATTTCCCCGTATGCACAGCACTTATACTTGTAGTATTCATCACGCCGCACATCGTAATGATAGGAAATCTTGAAGTTTGTTTGCAACTTACCGCTATACCACCGAGTTTGGAATCTCGGATTAACGTACCCATCAGCAACCGCGCTTACAAGCCCGTGTTCATCCTTGCTTAACAGAAGCATCGTGAATTAAATGTCGGGTTCTGGGAAAACATCGTCGGGAACGAGTGCCGAATAGTCGAAAGGCGGTTCTCCGTTCTGCGTGTTCGACGTGTGTTGAGCGCCAATTTCCTCCGTTTGGTTCAAGAGCGAAATGACTTGATTGAGTTGGAACAACTGTTCGCCAACGTTGGACGGAAAACCGATTGTCGCGTTAATCAAGTATTCCTTTTTCCCGCTCTTTTTCGACGCATATTCATCGTCTTTCACTTCGCCCTCAAGGTAGATTTCTTCTCCTTTAAGGAAATTGGAGAAGTATGCCGCCTTTTCGCCCCAAACTTGGACTAAATACGATTCGTATTCTTTGTTGTTTCCAAATCCAAGCGTGTCAGTCGTAATATAAAACGACGTTAGCGGTGTGTTTTTCGCGCCAATCGTTTTGTATCTTGGGTCTGAACTGATTCTCCCTGTCCCAACAGCGAACAACTTTCCGCTTTTTGTCTTACAAAGTCCAATCATTTACTCACCTCAAAAATCCAAATCGTCGCCAATGTCCATAGCAACGGGTTCTGCCGTTACCGACTTTGCGGGTCTGCTACGCTTAACTGCTTGTTTAGGTTCTTCTTCCGCGGGAACTTCTTCTTTCACCGTCTCTGCTTGGACAACTTCGGCTTCGACAACATCGTTCTGCTTCGGCTCGTCTCCCGTAAGGTTCATCTCGAACAGTCCGTCCGTTGTGCCGTCCTTCATGTCGTTCTTGAAAGCGTCAATCATTTCGACGGAAAGAACGCCCTTCTTTGAAAGCAACCTTTTCAGTACCGTTTTCTCCGCCATGCTCGTGAATGAAGAATACCAAGGGGAAGAACAAGCTCGAAGTTCTTTATCTGTAAGCCCTTCTCCCGTTTCCAAGTAGGCAAGATACTTCTTGTATAGTTCAGCGTCGAATGATTGACTGTATCTATCAGCCCACGCAAGCGTCTTTGCGTGTGAGAAATACTCTTGTGCGTGGAAACCGTTAAGAAGCGTGAAATACGCAAGATAGCCTACAATGGGAAGCGATTCTCTCGTGTCATCGTCCTCGATGAACTCGAACACCGCTTTGCCGCAGGACTTGTCGCGTCCCTTGTACTCGCCTTCGCGTACTTCAATCGTGTCAATGTCAAGATACTGTCCGCTACGCATGGCAAGCTGAACATAACCGCGAGCGCCCATTTGGAACTGCGCCACGGGATTGTCTTTTCCGTAAGGAATCAAGTAAGCGTCTCCCAAGCCCGGAGCAAGTCCAAGAGCTTCCATCTGCAATGCGGCTGTAATGATGGAATTGGGGTCGCATTCTTTGAGCTTCGGCGTTGAATTAACTGCCGAAATAATAGTTGTAACAAATCTCTGTCTGCGCTTCGGGTCTTGAATTGCGCTTTCGAGCATTTTCTTGTAGCCTTCGCTCGAAATGATTTGCGAGAATGGTTGTCTCTTTGCTAAACCGCTGTTACCGACTCTCGGTGCAATAGTCTGCTGTACAAAAGCCATGCTGTTCCTCCCTTAAATTCTGCTGTACTTATATCCGTTCGTCTTAATGAACTCTGCGAGCTTCGCAAGTTCAGCCTTCGTTCCGTATACTTCAAAACGAAGTCTATATGTAGGTTCTGTTGGAACTTCTTCCTGCGGTTCATCTTGTACGTTTTCCTGCACGGCTTCCTGCGTATTCTGCTGTTCCGCAACCTTTTCCGCTTCGCGCTTTGCGGCTTCTTCCGCTTCTAAACGTCTGCGTTCTTCGGCTCTCTTTCTTGCTTCATCTTCCGCAGCCTTCCGACGTTCCATCTCTGCTTCAAACTCGTCAAGTTCCTTTTTCTTTTTGAGTGCGTCGCTCATGTCAAGCCGTTGCAGGAAGGCATAAATCATTTGGCTCTCGTGCTTTGTCGCCAAGCCTCGGATTGTTTCGATTCCGTCCTTCGACTTTTCTACGCAAGATACAATGTCGTTTTTAATATCTTCGATCTTGCATCCTTTGTTCATCCACTTTGCGCCGCAGAGTGCTTCGATTTTTTCAAGTGGCAGGAGGCGGTCGAGATTCCCGATAACGTCATTGTAGATTTCACGAATCTTCTGTTCCTTTTCAGCCTTTCGCTTCTCGTCAAACTCCTTGACTTGAGTATCAATGTTTGCCGAAGCGTCTTGATATATGGCTGTAAGCTCCTTTAACTGCGCTACCGACTTTTCTATCTTTCGCTTGTAATCTTTCTCGAATGCAATTCTAAAGTCGGAAATTCGCTTTCCCTTTTTGTTCAGCTCTGCCCTAAACTTTGCTGCTTCGTCAAGAGTATCTTCTTGGACAATAAGCCCGTTGAATACAGCTACATCGTCAAGCACAGCCGCCTTAATCGCATCGAAATTTGCAATTCCGTTCTCTGTTACATTCTCAATGTCAAGAACGATATTTGCTCCTCCAAATACTTCTTCCATCGTTTCGTTCCTTTCCGTGTGTTAATTAAAACTTGATAGGCGGTCTTTTATCTTCTTGCACGTACCGCCAAAACTTCTTTGCTTCCGATACAACCCACGCTATATCTTCTTCCATAGCTTCTCGGCTAAAATCATAAGAGCGCAGTTCTGAATCACCATTCAGTTTTTTCAGCTTTGCATTCAGAACCGAGAACGTATATTCTTTGCCTACGCACCAAAGCTGTTGACATAACTGAATGTAGTAGTTATCGGGAACTTTACCGTTCCATTTTTCCCATTGAGCTTTCTTTGCGACTTCCGCAGTTTTTCCTTCGTATATGCCAAACGTTCCTTCATTTACGTTGAACAGCTCTCCATCAAGTGTCGCCGTAAGAAATGGCGTTTCTTCTTGAAAGTAAACGCGGTACGGATGATATTCGCACTTATAAATCGGGTGTTCTAAAACGTATAGATCACGGATAAGTCCCTCCGCGTTCTGTCCAAACTGAACCTTTTCGTTGGTTGACAAGTCCTTCGGTTTTTTCCTGCCAGTCTTGACTTCCCATAGTTCTTCGGGTGTCTGCCACGGTGACATTCCGATTGCCGCAGCTACTTCCGATGCTCCAATGCTGTTTCCACGTCCCGCAAGCCAAGATTCTCTATCGGGATATTCAATAAACTTCGTCGCCATAAGTTCTCCTTGCTTGGCGGTTAGGGGACGGGCTTGCAAGCTACAGGCGATCTTTTACGTCGCAACTGTTTACCGTCCCCGCGTAGTCACCACAGCCCTTACAGACAACACCATGAGCTGCTTTCTCTCGCGTTCCGCCTAAGTTTTGCTCCGCGTCAGCGCATCACGTCTTACGAGCATTCCATCTTGCATTTGCAACTACAAGTTCCCATTTGCGGTAGCTATTCGCTCGTGGTCGGGTTGGAAAACCGAAGCGTACAGGTTAGCCTCGATAACGCCATGCGAGGTGGCGGGGATAGTAGGACTTGAACCTACAACGCTCCGGTTAACGGCCGGATGCTCTGCCGATTGAGCTATAACCCCATTGGCGCGGACGGTAGGATTTGAACCCACGGTGCTTACGCACAGAAGTTTTCAAGACTTCCACCTTAAACCTCTCGGACACGTCCGCAAGTTGGCGCGGACAAAAGGATTTGAACCTTTGAAGCGTTTCCGCTTAACTGTTTAGCAAACAGTCGCATTAGACCACTCTGCCATGTCCGCATACTTCGGCTTGATTTCCCGCTCAAGCCGTTAAGCGGGAGGATGCCTTTGTATATCGACGAGCATATCCATTCGACGAACGCCGCACCGTCTTTCCGATGTGCCAAAGGACAATGGTATGGAACTCCCTTTCGGGATGGAGCTAACGGACAGAATCGAACTGTCAACCTATGCTTTACAAGGGCATTGCACTACCGTTGTGCTACGTTAGCAGGAACGGCGGCGTATGGAAAGAAAACGAAAGCCTACGCCGCCACAGGCAAGGAAGTTTCCCCTTATGGGGTGGTACAGGCGGATGGAATCGAACCATCAACCAACGGTTTATAAGACCGTCCCTCTAACCATTTGCGGTACGCCTGTATGCGGAGCGCACGGAGAAAACCATGAAAAGCCATGCGCTCCATGAAGGAGAACTGCCGTCTGTCCGAGCTGTCAACCGTCTATCCGATTTGTACTGTCTGCAATTTGGAGGAATCATGGACAGTTGGCAGAGCGTGATTGAATCGAACAATCATGTCGGGAGTCAAAGTCCCGTGTTCTACCTTTGAACTAACGCTCTACGTTAATGGCGCATGGCGAGGATATGGCAATGTCATATAGGGGGTGGGAGTTGCACCACGCGCCAATCCTTGATTCCTTAATTCAGTCTGTTCTTCAAATCCTTCGAGACTTGGAAGTGAACCGTCTTGTAGGCAGGAATCGTAATCTTCTCGCCATTCTGCGGATTGTAGCCTTGACGTTCCGCCTTGTTCTTCACCTTGAAAGTGCCGAAGGTCGGAATGCGTACTTCTTCGCCGTTAATGAGTGCTTCCGTAATCGCATCAACGACCGCTTCCGTAGCCGCAGCGGATTCCTTCTTGTTCAGCTTTGCAGCAACCGAAACGTGTTCAATCAAATCTGTCTTGTTCATTCTTCAATTCCTTTCTGTTCCCGTGTTTGGGAAGTATATGTACATTTTCTTTTCGCTCTCTCCGATAATGGAAAGAATCTTGTATATTTCATCGAGCCGCCATTGTGTCTGTCCCGAAAACCTTTGTGCTATTGCCGCGCAGGAAAGTCCGAGTTCATAGGCGAGCTGCGTTTTCTTGATTCTCCTGTTCTTCAGCGCGTCTGTTAGCCGCCAATAGCGAACAGGCTTATTCGTCCGTGTCGGGTCTATCTCCGCTTTCATCGAAAACGTCCTCCGAGCATCTAAGATGTAAGCACATCACACAGCCTACAACTTCATCATCACTATTCACATAAAGGAAGTCTGTCGGCTCTCCGCATACCGGGCAACAGTATTCCTTTGGCTCAACGTCATAAGGCGAAAGCGGCATCTTTCTTTCTCCTTCCACGGTTCTCAACTTTGCTTGAGTCCCCGTTCTTTCTGCAAGCTCCAACGTAATAGTCCCACATCTTAATGACTTCTTTCGATAGCGCATACGCTTGTTCAATGTTCAATACCACGCGTCCACTTCCGCAGAGAACCGCTATTCTGTCATCGTCCTCGCAAGTTGCGTAGTACAGCCCATCGGCTTCCGAATCCGCAAACAGCATTTCGGGATGCTTCTTTTCGAGCTTGATAATCATTGTCTCCGTTGTTTTTTTAGCAGCCATTTGCGTCTCCTTCCTTTGAAACAAATCGGCGGGGGTATCACTCTTACGTTCTTAACAAATCTACGGGTGTTTTTAACCACCCACCCCCGCCTATATCACCATAGCCGTTCGAGTTTTGGCTTCGGGTTCTTTGTTTTACCCATGCCTATAATATAGCAGAGTATATCCTACTTGTCAAGCCCTAAATTTGAAATATTTCAAATTATTTTTTTTATTCAAATTTATGGTATTAAAACGTTTTGAGGATTTGTGCAAGGAACGTGGAGAATATCCTACCAAGGTGGCTGCGGCAGCAGGATATGATAAGAGCGCATTGACAAATTGGAGAAAGCAAGCTGCTGAAAACGACGAAGAAGCAGCTCAATAAGTGGACTGCTTCTCTCAAATTCTTGGGGGCGTTTTTGGGGCGTTTTTGTTTAATTTGTGGGTACGGATTCGCCGTTGTAAATCAACGGTTTTCCGTCACTATCAACCAATACGGTTATGCCGCCGTGCAGTCTGCTAATGTACTGTACTCCTGTTCTTCTATCGTAAAAAACAATATCTCCGACTCCTTCGTACAGAACCCCAAACATATCTTCAAACTCTGTTTTTTGCTTCTTTGCATTTTCCACGCGAGGTGCAGCGCAAGCTATGCTAATAGCCGTATAAAACGCTAACGTTAATACAGCAAGAATGACTATAATAATCTTTTTCACTTCTTCTTACTCGCTTTTTCTATTTGTTTTACCGTTCTGCTCATTGCTATGTAATACCATATCGCAAACCCAAGGTATATTATCCCAAGAGTGCAAAGGCATATTAACGGAAACAGGCGCATAATTCAATTATCCTCAATCAAAATGCAGTTCACGCTTGAAACAAGGTATCTTGTACCGTCCTTGCTCGTGATTGTAAGTTGCTCCCCATCTTCTGCGTCAGCCCGTGTTTTAATTTCGACCTCTACCGTTTCTCCGTTCGGCATTTTTATGATTGCCCTGTCGAAATGGTAGTTCGTATCAACAAAATCATATCCCGCGCAGTTACATCCCACAGCCGCTAAAAGCATCAAGGATGCGATAAGACCTAAAATCAGTTTCTTCATGCTTTTTCCTTTCTAAATATCCACGTTAAGATAACCCACAACGCTCTTGCCATTGCTCTTTGTACTACCCAAAAGTCATGCCACGACTTAGATTCTATCTCCGTAGCCATGCAGCATTCTTCCATAGCGTCGAGCGATTCCACGAGCTTTCTGCGTGTGTACGGCATACTCGCATATAATTCTGCGTCCGTACTAAACTCCTGCTTCTCAAGCATTTCTACAAGTCTTTTTGTTTGTTCGTGCATTCAATCTTTCTCTCAATCTGCTCTTTTGCGAAGCAAAATATAATTTGTAATAATCGGCTCGCCGTCAAGCTGCGCCTTTTCTTTTATTAAATCCATTATTTCTTTTATGTCCGAAAATTCCTGTATCTTTTTCGTTCTATTGCATATAACCCATCCTGCCTTATTATCTCCCTGTTCTCCATAATAAGCAAAGGTGACGTAATAATCGTATTTCATACTGCATTCCTCAAAGGCTTTTCTTCCATCTTCAAATTGTAATACTTTCTCCCACAGGCTCTTACGGAATGTTTCGGCAGATAAATAGCTATTTCCTCGAACGAAAGCCCGTCTCCGTCTCTCAACTGCACCAACGTTTTAATTTCTTCTTCGCTCCAAAATATATCTGTGTTATTATCCTGTGTTTTTACGGGTAGATCGAACCCAAGTTCCATTATCTTTTGCTTCGCCTGTTTAACAGACTTTACGTTAAGGTCGGCAATAATCTTTATTTGATTGCTCTTGTTTGCCGCCTGTTTATACATAACAGCGATTTCTCTATCTGTCATGTACCATCCTCGTTCCTTGCTTGAAATTGCCAATATTATTCTCCTTTGGCTATCACGTTCATAAGATTTAATATAAAACGCGCACAGTCATAAAACTGCTTGTTTTCGGGAATGTCCTTATTGTTCTCGACCAGTTCCGAAACGGTTTCCTTTAACTCGTCCCACCACTCACGCGGCACAGCATCAATCGAAGATAGTTCTTCGATCTCTCGCAAAACGCTCCGCTTCATTGCTCTCATGCCATTGCAATAATCCGTTGAAATACAGACGCTCATGGTGTCAACGATTCCCGATACATTCTTTAGCGCATCATCTTTGTTTATTAAACCCACGCCCATCTTATCTCCTGCGGTTAATATACTTATAATTTCCGATAATTTTAATTAGCGTAACTATCGTTAGAAACGTTACTTCTATAAGAATGATTACAAGCAACGGAATCATTTATCTTCCTTCCTGTGCTTAACGTACTTCGCTTCTATTTCAAAAACGTCGCTGTACAGCTCTGCGTCCTCGTCAAAGCACTCTGTAAGTTTTTGCTTCGCAGTTCCTTGCTTCTCAACCTTGATGTACCAAACGCCAAGGTTAGGCTTTGAATATCCCGCTCTGATTTGTGTGCCATCGTCGAAATCAACAACAACATCTTGGTCGAAGCAACCAATCTCGTCCGCAGGATATGGTGCGCCATCAAGAACAAGATTATCGTCTGAATATCCGTAAACTCTTATCATTCTCGGTTCTCCTTGTTGCTAATTATTATCAATGCTACATATCCCCCGATAACTGCCGCAACGCCGACCAACAGCCAAAGCGTTAATCCCATATTATCCCTCTGCGAACATCGGACATTTCTGCACGATGAAACTATCTATTTCTTGTGTCTGATTATTGGCTTTGTAATGTGATGCACAATGTGCTACCTTAGTAGGAATGGCTTTCCATCCTTTTACCGGCTTAAACTCTATACTCCATGAGCATCCGTTGCATTTTTCCTTGCTCGGAACTGCGTTGATGCAATCCCAACAGATTGTTATTTGTGCCTTATTCGGCTTCGTTACTTTACTTTCCATCTTGTTCTTCTTCCTTGCTGCTCAATACTCTGTGAAGTGCTTTTAACTGTGGCGTTGATTCTTCCCATGCTTTTTTGCTTAACGGCATAAACGCCCACGCTGTTACCTTTTCTTTGAATATCGTTTCCACATCAACATCTATATCATCGTAGCGATACCATTTTCCATCGGCTTTCATAAAGCCTTCGCATACAAAGTAATCGCCAACCGTAATAAGAACTCTTTCTCCAAGTATCGGCTTCTTATCCGTAGAAAACCACGTTACCATTTCTTACTTTCCTTTTCTTCTTTGTACTAACTTTCGCGTACTCGTGCGTATCATCTTCAAAGTCTGGGCAATTAAACACATCGTATGATTTCAATATCAGTTCGTTGTTTTTCCCGCTTCTAACAATCGTTGGCTTCGCTTCCCATCCTGTTACGGGAACTCCAAATATCGACCAAGCGCACCCCCTAAACGGCTTATCGCATGGGACGGCGTTCTTACAGTTCCAACACAGGGTCAGTCTGTGTCTCCTGTTCGTCAACCCACCAATCGTAGTCGATTCCTCTGCCATCTTCGTTTCTATCCTTTTCAAATATGCAAGCTGTCTTTACAATGTCTCTGAACTTGTTTCGGACAACCGCTACTCTTGTTTGTGAAATTCCAATAGATTTCGCTGTTTTTTTAATCGAAGCCCCGTTTCTGATAAACTCCAAGAATATATACTTTTCTCTATCCGATAAGAGTGTCAACAGCTTTGTTATCTCACTCGCTTGTACCGAAGTTATAGCATCGTCCTCGATACCAAGCTGTTTCTGTATTGTCTCAATCGGCAAAGATATTCTATATTCTCCTGTTTCTCTGTCCTTCCCGCGTTTGCCGTCCACCTTTGACGGAAGATTGTCGAGAGATACGGTTGTCGCCTTTTTCAGCAATTCATCTAAAGCATCTTCACCCTTGCGGAATGCTTCGTGTTGCTTCTTCGGTGGAACATGAAGATCAAAGCGATTAAGTTCAACGTAGCGCCTTATAGCCATTCGTATGCAATATACGGCATACGTAGAGAACTTCGATTGATTCTCGTTGAAAGTCCGTATTGCCCGTACCAACGCTATCGCGCCTTCCTGCCACATATCTTTCTTTTCGAGTATTCCTACCTCTGCGCCGAAATACTTTCTGATAGTGTGGTCTATCAGCTTTTCGTTTTCCTCGAAAACTTGTTCTTCCGTCTTTTCATCAAGAAACATATCGGTACACCGTTATACATTCGGGTTCAATACATCCCTTGCATCTTTCAGCGCCCGATAAATTAGGTATCTTTTCTTTAGGGCTTGCGGGAGTGCTTTTTGCGTTTGAATATAATCGTCGCGTCCTGTACGTTTCTTATAATTCAACGCCGCTTTATCAAGAGACTCGAAGTATGTTTTCTCCGTATGTCTCCACATACAAGTATCGGGGTCGCACTTAACATCGTCACGCATAGCAGCGCAACCATTATCAAACCTATTGCTTGAAAAAATGCAATCTACAAACGTCAACTTTCATTTTCTCCCTTATGCGCTCTGTATGAGCTTCATTCTTCTATAAATTATGCCGCTAATAATACTTCTTCTTTTGTAACAGGAATTATGCCGTTTTCCGTCAACTGCTTTTCTAACGCGGCGATTCTCTTGCGCTGCTGCATATCCCACAGTTCCGCCGCTCTCTTGTCCTTTGCTCGTTCGTCCTTTTCCTTGTTGTACATTCTCTCCATCGAATCTAAATTATCTTTAGTAATAATGTACACATCCTCGTAATCAGAAATCGCTTGTGTAGAGCTTACTTTTTCTTTCTTTAGCTTTTCGATTTCGTTAGGCATGGACAGCAGTTCTTTGCAATGCTCGTAGATATAGAAGATAACCAATGCTGCGAAGCAAAGTGCTAACACGCTAACCATGATAAACATAAAGATGTTTCCAACAATATCTTCTGCCAACTGTAATTCCTCGATTGGCACGTTCTCAAGATTTTCCCACATTTTCTTTCGTTCCTTTCCTTGCCTTTTAAGATTGGGGCGGCTTTACAGCCCCGCCGCCCCTTTAACCGTTTCTATTGCGTCAATCACATCTAATTCAAATTTTGATGCCTTTCCCTCTGACGCAATAATCGCCGCGAGATAGAATTGAAGCAAGCTCAACGTTTCGATTGCCTTTTCCAATCCGTCCATGTTTGTTTACCATTCCGTCTTGATGTATTTATTGTGTCTGTCTCCGCTGAATCGAAGGACTTGTCCGCCGTCTTTTGTAGCGTTTGAAGCGGGCATGAGCATTTTCTGCAAACCGTAGCCGCCATAGGACAACCAACTGCATACGCTCACGCACACGTAAGGCTTGAACAACATTCTGCCATAAGTCGCATTAAACACGTACTTACCCGGCTTCGTAACGCTTCCTTTGTGCGTGTGCGCCGTTATCATAACATCGAGATTTTCAAATGAATAAGCGAACCGTTCATTTCTATTAACAGAAGAACCTGTTAAAGCTCCGCCTCCGCTTCCGTGTGTCATACCGATGTTATAAGTTGTTCCCGACCATTCCTTCTCTTTAGATTTTCTGCTTCCGATTTCCAAGTGTATAAAAGCTGCATTTTCTCTATACACATCTTCCAAATCGAGCTTGCAAGCAATGTCGTATGTCGGGTCGTCGTCCGCGTCCTTCAAAGATCGCCTTTCGTGATTTCCGCTTACAATACCGATGATTTTATCTCTCAACGGTGCAAGCATCTCCGCCATAATCTTCTTTTGTTCCCTCGGTCTGACGTTATCTTCGTAAGGGCTTCCAGCAGAAGAACGTGTGTTGTTGTTGATTAAATCTCCGAGAAGTAAGATGTAAGTGTTATCTTCTTTTACAACTTGTTCTCGAAAATCCATCCATGCCTTCTCGTTGTGCAGGACACTTCCAAAGTGTATATCGCCTATCGGTCTTATCTTGATTTCGTTCGCCTTTGGAATCCGTGCTTGTATAATCTCAAAATCGTCTTTAATAGTAGTGTCCCCCGTTGTGTTTCATTCTTCTACATTTATTATCCGTTCCTGTACGGGCATAACGTATCTTTACCCGCAGGAATAACCAACGAATGCAGGAGCGCCTTGCGTATCGGACATGACTTTGTTTCTTTTTCGTCTAAATCGCAGAACGCGCAATCAGCAGTCGCGTGTCGCAGAAGGACTTCCAACTCGTCTCGTGAAATGATGTATTCTTCCGTCTCCGCTGTAACGTTTGACTTTGGCACAACTTTTAGCGAAATTCCGTTCGAGTATCGGACGATACCATTCAGTACGTTTCCGTCGAGTCCTTCACAAACGGCATTGAGAGCATTTTGAATGCTCTCCGCCGCTTCCTTCAAGTACGCGTCCGCCTTTTCTTTGTTTCTGTAGTTGGAACGCGTAAGAGATTCGCAAAAGCCCTTCGACCCCGACAAGCACAGAATCGTTTCTTTTGTTGCTTGATTCGCATAAGGTGTCAACATTTACTTTCTTCTCCGTCGCTACCTACAAAATATTCGTCGTAGACCAAATCTATCCCATCTCCGTAAGAAGCAGATTCCCACGCTTCGTCGTTCACATAGCGATACTCCTTACTTCCTTTACGTGCAAATCGTATTCGTTCGCCGCGTCCGTTTAGCAAGCACTTCGCTAACGCAATCGTCAGCTTGTCTTTCTCCACATCTGTCAGTTCTATCTTCCACTTCTTCAAAAAGCGTTCGATGCGAACCTTGGCAACTAATCTCGCTGCACGTTCAATGAAATTCGGTTTGGTTGTCAGCCTGTCTTTAGGTTTTTGTTCTTTTGCGTTACTCATGTGGCTATTGTAATTTACTTTTCTCTTTTTGTCAAGCCTATTTTTAATGAATTTATGAAATTATTTTTCCCGCAATCTCCATTGCTCTGTAAGCATTGTACAAAACAGAATCGAAATACTAAAGTTAGAAAATGTTTCACGGATTGTTTCACGGGCAAAATATATGAACAAAATGTAAACAATAGATATTCTTCTGCATATTCTTCGGAAAAATGTGCAAATCCTGCACAAAAGTCGTTTGAAAAATGTGCAATTTCCGCATAAATTTCCCTTGAAAAATGTGATGTGCGGAAATTTGTACCTTAACGGGTATAATCACGTTCAGATTCTTGTAGATTGCCCCCTAACGGGTATAATTTCGCCTACGCTTCGGCTGATCTTCGCCACCGTCACGCATTAGCCGCACCATCAGCTCGTCCAAGCATCGGAATAGCCGCAGCACCGCGTCGGTACTATACCCGTATCGCGGGTACATTAAAATTGATGTACCGACCCAAAACCTACCCACGTCAGTCGGTGACAAATTGTCATCAACTCAAAAGTTGCTCACAGTTTGGCAATAATCTTGCTCATTCAACAGGAATCGATAACATACGAGCAAAAGATACCATGTGGTATCAAGTGGTATCATGTGATACCAAGTGGTTCTGAATGTCTTGTTTTCTCTATCCAATGTCTTGTTTTCTCCGATGCTGAATCGTAAGTCATTGAATCGTAAGGAAACAAAAATGAACGATAGAAAATAAGAAAAATTTTTATTTTTATTTTTTACCGTTCATTCTTAAATTACAACTTTCTCGTTGTATTACAACTTATAAATTGTCAGATACTATTTTCTCGTTGTATTTGATTCACAACTTATTCGTTGTAACTAACAACTTTTTTATTGTATTACAACTTTTCCATTGTTTAATCAAATTGTTAAATTACAATCTATGTGTTGTTAATACTATTTTTTCATTGTATTTTATATTGACAACTTTTTCATTGTATGATAACATTTGGAAAAACTGAAAGGTGCAACAATGAAATGAAAGATGTAGATGTAATTAGAAAAGCTCTGAAAGAAAAAGGTGTAACGCAGTTGGAACTCGCTAAACGCTGCGGATATGCAAAGCAAGCAAATATCTTCTCTCTGCTGACAGCGAAGGAAGGCATGAGAACCACAACGTTTATTAAGCTCTTGGATGCCCTTGGATTGGCTCTGAACGTAGTAGACAAGGAAACGGGCGCATTGTTTGCAAAAGTCGGAGAAAACGGCTTTGAGATAACGGACAGCCTATATCTATATCGCAAGAACCAAGCTCCTGCAAAGGCAGCAGCAGAAGCCCCAAATATAACAGAATCGAACGAAGCGCCTTCTGATCTGTTATCTCAGAAGCTCGAAGAACTGACAATCGAAGAACTGCAAAATCGCATGAAGCTGCTTGGAGAAGCCGTTAGAAACGATAATATCCCGCAGCAGAACCGCGAAGCCTACGCCAAAGAGTATGTCGATGTATTTTCTCTTGTCAAACAAAAGGCAGCCATTGCAGAAGCCCAAGCAAAACTGAAATAAAATTTGAAAGGTTGTTAAAAGGTTTTTGAAAGGTTGATACAAGAAAATCCCCATTTTCGGGGATTTTTTCTTTTTCCAAACATCTGACAATTTGTAAGGTACTGAAAGGTTTCGAGCGAAGCGAGAAATTCCGATTCAGATTTTAACCTTCCCCCCTACCCTAACATCTACATAGCAAAAGAGAGCCTGTCTCCAAGCCCTCTATATAAATATATATTTATAATTATTATATATAAATAACTAATAATCTATAGAAACTATGGTGAATGGTTTCCACCCTTCAACCCTCTTGTTAGAGATTATATAGGCGCTCCAAACCCCTTGTCAAGTAAAATATTTTGCTGAATCAAGAGCAAATATCCCAAAAATCTTCTATAGTGGCTTGACAAGCGGAATATACCTAATTGTAAAATTTTTATGAACAGATAGCAGGAAATCTATCTCTATCAGACCGTCAATCTACGCCCTTCTAAACGCTCCTAATTTCCGTTTTTGCCCTTAAAGGCATAATTCCCCTAACAATATCCCAAACATGGAAATCTGACGCTCTCAATGCGTTGTAGCCCTATGTTTTTCATATCCTAATATCTAATTCTTTCTGTAACGCCCAAATTTGCCCGTTTCGACCTTAAGACGTAAGATTTATCGTTTAAGGCATAAAAATCAAAATTTGAAGCTCTCACGAAGCCACAGGGGTATTTTATGGGGATGGCGGAGATGCAATATGATTGTGGTGGACTGTAAACGTAGACACGTAAGAGCGAAAGTGGATAGGGTTTGTGGAATAGATATTGTGGAATGGTTATGGGGGAATAAGAGCTTCTAGGCTATCCGCGATTGTATATAATATACCATTTGTAAACCTTCCCCGTCACGCTTGCAATAGATGGATATTGAGAGTGATGAATCGATAAAACCGTATCGATATTATGGTATCGATATAACTTTATCGATTGACCGATTGCCTTGCGTCCATGCTTTGACCGTGACCATATCGGGAAAGCTCTGAATGTTACCGCGGCTGTCCCATTCTATTATTATATATTTATAATAATATAATAAATAGCTATAGAACCTATTATTTTATAATATTATTATTATATTTCAATCTATCCAATACAATAACTATATATTTTAGAATCTATATAGAATCTATATAGAAAACTGAATATATACAATAGATATACAATGGATAGATATAAGATAGATATATAGGCATTAGAATATAGATTTTGGATATATGTTTTGGAATATATAGATTTTAGATACAATGTGATTCTATATAGATTTTTAATATTGCATAATATATGATTTTACGTATAAACGGATTATATACAATTTTACCTTGGATTATTCTTTTATGCTTCCCTTTACTCTTTACTATGCTTTTATACGCTCCCAGACGCTCTATTTTTATCTGTTTTCGGTCAAGGATAAACTATATTGAGACTATGCGAAAACAGCGAAAAAAGCGCATATAAACAACGGTTATTTATACTGTATAATGAATATTTTATTGCATAAACGCCGTATTTTTAATGTTTAACGTTAAAAATGTATACAGTATGCAATGGTTAGAAATAAACGGATAAAAACAGTTTCATTATGCGAAAAAGCGATAAAATATCTATACATTTTTGCGTATATCGTGTATATATTATATATAGTGTATAGGTTTTTGACCATTCAAAAAAGCAGAATTGTCAAGCTGATAAAATTTTCTCATTTTTCGATTATACAAGAAATGTATAAAAAGAGTGTATATTGACGTATAAACGGCTGTTTTTCTGTATATAGACCGTGATTTTATGCACAAAAATTCCGTTTATTCATTATTTTATACGTAAATTGTGCATAAAAAGTTTGTGAACAAAAATTGCATAAAAACGGCTGTTTTATGCAGAAAATCCCCTATTTATGCACGTTTTTTCATGTTTTTGTGCATAATATGCAAAAATTTTCTCGTTGGAAATAAAACTCCGCCGCGCCCATATGTTACAATAAAGAAAAAAAGGCAAAACAGTACGGGGGAGGTTGTATATAGGAATTGTAAAATAATATAATAAAAAAATCTTTCGTTTCCTTGTTACAAACTTGAAAAAATCACAAACTATAAGCGACCATGATAGGAGGATAAAAACATGGAAAATACTATTTTTGAGACAATAACCCCGAAAACGCTTGACCTAAAAGACTATGAGACAATAAAGCAATATGACCGCGATGTTAGAACATGGGAAAACGTGACCGAGGATGAAAAAATCGTTATGGTAGAAAAAGCTGTTCGCGCGTCGCGTAATAAAATGTTACGCAAGTATAGCAACGTCCCCATGATTGATAAACTTTTGATAGAAGAGTTTACCGACCTTGTTTCCCAAACATGGGAATATGCAATCAAAAAAGCGGAAAAATACGGAGATGAAAAAACTTGTTTCGGAATCATTTTTGCGTCGGCGTTGTATGCTTATCAAAAAATACTTGATGAGCGCCTTGGAAAAAGAATACAAAAGCGACCGAACGGCAAAAACGGAAAAGCAATCACGGTCGGTCGATATACTGAAGAGGCGACCGATGATATTATGACCATGAAAACTAAAACCGAGAGAGTTTTCAAAACGAACGATTTTATTGAAATGACCATAGATATGGAATTGACCTTGACCGAGGAGGAATTGAAAATCGTTCGCTTGCGTCATGCGGGCTATACCATGCAAGAGATTGCCGACCATAACGGAACAAACAAAATGAACGTATCGCGGGAATGCAAGAGAATCCGCGAAAAGATGGAGAAAGCATGGAGGGAATAAAAACAGCGAAAACAGAAAAGCGACCGCGAAAAACGGTCGCTTTTTTCTTTGCTCCAAAAACTTGAAAAAAATCGAAAATTTCTTGTTACAAACTTTTCGGAATCACAAACTAATAGTGAAGAAAAACGGGAGGCAATAAACACTATGAAAAAGTACACGTTTTACATCGGATGCAATGACCAAGAAACGAAAACGCAAATTGTATCGCCCGAAAAAGCGCGGCATATTGTGGAAAGTATTTTTCTCGATGTTATGGATGGATGCACAATTTACGACGGTCAAGGAATTTACAAACACGAAAACGGTCAAAAAGTGAACGAAAACACATTTATTGTAGAATGTTTCGATTGCGCGGAAAAAGACGTTTATTTTGTCGCAGAATATTTGAAAAAAGCATTGAATCAAGAATCTATTGCCGTGAACGTGACCGAAATAAATTCCATGTTTATTTGAAAAAACTTGTTACAAACTCGATTCAATCACAAACTATAGACGGAAAGAAAACAGGAGGAAAGAAAAATGCAACAAACTTATTACGCTGAAGCAAAGGGATTTTGGTTCGATATTTGGTTCGCTGATAAAGAATCTATGTTAGATACTATGGTACGCAATTTAGCGGCTGACCTCGAAAACGGTTACGATTATTTCGGGAAAAGCGCAACAGAACAGCGTGAACAGATTGCCGCATACAAAAAGCAATTTGACGAAGAATGCGACCTACTGAAAAGCATGACAGATGAAAAGCACGTCGATAGATGGTGTTACATTGACTTGAAAAAGCGCGGCGCGATTTGATGCCGCGCTTTACTCATTTTAACACATTTTAATAAAAATACTCAATTTGGCTGTTACAAACGCAATCTAATCACAAACTAATAACGAAAATAAATAACGCGATTTGGAGGAAACGCAATATGACTTATTCCGAATATCTTAACAAGTACCGTTATCCCGATACGCTGTGTTCTTACGCGCAATATGTGCAAAGTTTTGACGCGAACGCGAAACACATGAAATTAAAAAATCTGAACAATTATGTTAAGGTTACATTCCTTTCGCGTTTTATGGATGCAAGCATTTAATTTTGAAAAATACACGATTTAAGTGTTACAAAAGACTTTGAATCACAAACTATAAACGAAAGAAAATAACACATTTTAGGAGGTTAAGAAAATGTTTGGAATGAATATTATCAACGAAATGCGGATGCCCGAACACGAATCGGCACAATGCAAGGTACTTGTACGCGAGGACGGCACAATTCTGTTGCAATCGTATCGAACGATTGTTTGCTCGATTTCGCGTGACGGTTGGCTCGATTGTAGCGGCACATATTCTGCGACCACGCGCAAGCATATCGGTTGGTTTATGAAGCTGTACGGTCGCGGATGCGGTTACTATACGGCAAAGGAAGCGTATGAAACGCAATCTGTCGTGAATCTCGAAACGGGCGAGGTTTTAACCTATGCGGAATACAATGCCATGCGCGAAAAGGAAAAGTCGGAGGCGGTTGCGTAAAATGAACAGCGTGACCGTGAAAAATACAGAGGGGACGCAATCTGTCCCCTCTATCTATCTTTCGGATGAAAAGATTGAACAGAATGCAATGGACGCAATTTGGCTGTTGAATTTGACAACATATTTTGACTTTTGATGTTACAAAAGACTTTGAATCACAAACTATAATCGGGAAAATCAATAACACATTTTAGGAGGAATAAAAATGGACAAGTCCGAAGCGGTTTTTGTTGTGCTTGATTATTTCATTCAAACTCAATTTGATACTGATAGAGCGTGGGGAATGATTGCAAAGCTCGAAACGACACAAGATGTAAAGTTTTCAATGAAAGACGCAGAAATGTTTCGGGATATGTTCAACAGAATTAAAAATTTGAAATAACACAATTTGGAGGCAAAAAATGTTGGTTCACTTTGATAATAACGGAACGCAATTTGAGACAAAACAATATCTTGTACAGATTTTCGATGCTGATGACGGATTGTGCTGTGCAAGTATGAAAACAGCGTTGGAAATTATTGATTGGCTCGGTATGAGTGATTGCTACCCAGAAATGAAGATAAAGGTTTACGATGTGGAAACGCATTTTGGCTCGATTGAAGAATTAGAAGTGCATGGAACTTGGCACAATCATAAAGACCCACTTTATATCAAAGTTACACATTCTGACGGTACTGTGGAATTTGATGGTTACGGAACAGACCACTAAAATTTACACAATTTGGTTGTTACAAACACGGGCGAATCACAAACTATAGTCGGAGGTGAAAAACGTGGGACGAAATGAACGCGAAGCTATCTGCCGCGAAATAGTTGAAATGATGTTTGACGCAATGACGGAAGAAAAGCGAACAGCGTACAAAAACGCTTGCGCTCGGAATTGTTATCTTACGTCACATTATGGCATGAGCAGTTATAATTTGACAACGTACAAGGAGGGATGGCATTTCGTTTGTGACGGTTGCAGGACACATTATAGCGCATGGGCATACGATAATGATGGTGAATTGATTATAGGACGCAAACCGAACGAGGAAAAGCTGAACATGATTTGGTCGCACACGTTTTCGGATAATCCGATTGACTTGAAAAAAATCTAAAAAATACACAATTTAGCTGTTACAAAATCTATTGAATCACAAACTATAAGTGAAAGAGAACAGACACAATTTAGGAGGTTCACAATGACTTATTATCGCGTAAAAGAACAGTATGACAATATGCGACGCTCGGACGGTTCTATATATGTTGGCGGTGAATTGCTGACGGAAGCCGAAACGAAGAAATACAACACGCCCGAACACATTTTAGATGCGGTAAATGTTTCGCGCAAGAAAACTTATTGGTTCTTTGGGGCGCGGTTTGCCGCATAATTTTTTTGAAAATCTTGTTACAAACGCGAACGAATCACAAACTATAAGTGAGAAAAGCAGGAGGTTAATAGCAATGGTTAAAATCAAAGAGATTTTCAAAATCAACAACAAAACGAAATTTGCTTGCGGAATCACGGAATGCGGCGATTTGTTTATCGGGTACGCAAATCAACCTCTTTCGCTTGAATATTTCAAGTATAGCGAAGCAATGAAAAAACACGTTTTAGAACAATGGAAAATATATAAAAACTTTTACTCGTAATACTGTTACAAATAACGATGAATCACAAACTATAAGTGAGAAAAGCAGGAGGCAAGAATATGACCGAAAACGAAAAGATGATTGTGGAGCGGATTGATGCGATTGCGAGGGCAATGAGCGACATTAACGCGATTATTGAACGAACGACGGACGAGGAAACGATTGACACGTTCGCGCTCGATTATCCGTTCGACAAGTCGCTCGATGAAATGGTTTGTGAGATGTACGCATGGCGCGACAATTATTACGGAAACGCATTATATAGAAACGGAAAGGAGCAGTAAAATGCGCGAAATGGACAAAGTTGATTACGTTGGAATGAATCTTATGATTAAATGCCCCGATAATGATTGTGCAATCTATCGGAATACCTACAAGATGTACAAGGGAATCTGTCAAGATATAAGCGGCTGTTTATTGAGTTCGTATGGTGAATATGTACTAAAGCGTGAGGCGGAAAAACTGTACGCAGAATTGCGCAAAATGTATTATACGAATCACGCAATACAGGAGTATAAGAAAGGGCTGAATTTTGAGCATTGCGGAATTGATTGAAAGATTGAAAGCGGTTGCGGATGTTGTCGGTTATGACAAGTCCGTTTTTGTTTGCGATAGTGGAAATGTTTCCGACATTTTCAATGTTGGCACAGATTTTGACGCAAGTGATTTGACGGACATTTGCTTGATTTGGGCTGAATAAAATATTTCAAAATGAGTGTTACAAACACGATTTAATCACAAACTAATAACGGAAATGAAAAGCGAAAAGGAGCAACACAAAATGGAATCTATCGGATATACCTATTACTCGAATCCGTGCCGCAAGGTACGCGCACACAAGTCCGAAAGCGAATTAAAGCAGATGGCTGAACACATTTCAAAGTCTATCGTATACAGATATTACGACAATGGTAACAGCAGAGACGAACGGCGCGAAACGACACGATATGAACATGATGTGCTGTACAATATCGCGTATGGTGCTTTACTTACTTTGAATTGGGGAGAGGATAACCGTGGACGAAATGCAGGAGCAGAACAGGCAATTATTGATGCCGCAGAATTTACTTGCGACCTTTTTGTTGAAAGATTGACAGGGCTTGAATGTAACGGATATATGACGATTTACATTCCTTTGAAAGATGCCGTGAGTGATTGGGAAAAAGAATCTTAAAATAAACACAATTTGAGTGTTACAAATGTTCTTGAATCACAAACTATAAGCGAAAGGGAGTGAGAACATGAAACAGAAAATACTGAAATCGACATTGCTTTTAAGGAAGCTCGGAAACAAGACATACACGATTTGGGAGCAGAACGAAGAAACGGAAAAATGGTACGCGAACGACGAAACAGCTTTGGATAATTGGATTGAATCCATGAAAGAGGAATTATCAAAGACAAAAGAGCAAAGAGAATTAGAAGCAGAACTTTTTAGGCAAGAATTGTCATACAAGGAAGCAATGGGCGAATTTGTAGAAAGAAAAGCTGAACGCGACGAATGGGACGATTATTGGGACGATGTTGCGAAATCGGTTGGAGCAATTCCAAATTATTTTTGAAATTCATGTTACAAAGTAAAGCGAATCACAAACTATAAGCGAAAAAGAAAACAATAAAAACGGAGGCAATAACACCATGAAGCGAACGACGGAACAATTCTACAAAGAGTATTACGAAAAGAAAGCGCACCTTTCTTGGCGCGAATGGGACGATGTGGAACGCAAAATGCGTGACGAATGGTATCACGAGATGGATGTAGGAGACCATGCACATATCTGTCACTATTCCGATGTGTCCCCTGTCACCGTGATTAAGAAAACGGCAACAACATTGACCGTTCGTATGGATAAAGCGACAAGGGACGAATCTTGGAAGCCCGAATGGGTTGTAGGTGGTTTTTCCGCGCATTGCACGAACATCGACGAACAGAAATGGATTATCGAAGAAGATGAAAACGGAAGCGTTGAGGTTTTCCGTTGGAGCAAACGATACAATCAGTACAGAAACACGTCGGGCGAAAAGCTGTTTCCCGAATGGAGAAAATACTATGACTATAACTTTTGAGGTTGACAAATGAAGCGTAAACACATTTTAGCTTTCTGTGCGGCGATTTTAGCCGTTCTTTTATTATGCGTTGGGAGTTTTGCACTCGGACGCGAAAACGGCATTAATCACGTTGTAGAAGATGCAGAAATGTGGATTATGGAGTTTGGGGACACCTCTATCCCCTATCCTTTCGATGTGCGGATATGGATTGACCTCGATGGCGAAACCTATGAGCATTTTGCTTTTATAGGATGAGCGAAATATCGTTCATAAAAAAATATTGAAAAAGCTGTTACAAATCTTTCTGAATCACAAACTATAGACGAAGAAAAAGTAAAGGAGTTAAACAGAAAACACTATGGAAACTATTACGAAAAAGATTGGAAACAATGTGTACGATTTTTACTGTGAGTTTGTGGATTGCCGTGACGGTTTTTCCCACACTTGCGATATTTACAAGAATGGTAGACATTTGGTATCGGACAGGAGACATTACATTAACCGCACATGGGAATCGTATCGGTATCAATCTGTTATGCTTGGCGCGGTGCAAAACGAATTGAATTATATCGTGCAGAACGCAATCGACAAATACAAGGAAGCGAACGGCATTTCAAGGCTTGTAAAGGCACGGCGCGAAAAGGTGCTTGACGCTATTCACAACAGCGCGGAATACGCTGAAATGAAGCTGTTATATGATATGGTAAACAATGCAAGATACGGCACGGAAGAAGAACGCGAGAGGCTTGAATCACTTGACAAGATGTTGAAGCTGACGGAAGCCCTTGCAAGCATTGGGTTTTTCGGACACAAGGCAGAAAAGAGCGCATAAAAAATGTGCGCTTTTTTCTTTTTTGCTGTTACAAATCCGAAGAAATCACAAACTATAGATGTAAGAAAATGAAAGGAAATTAAAACACATGAAAATCGTTGCACAAGCTGTTAAAGGACATGAGTATTTCTACAATGCAAGGACGGCACACAAAGTCCCCGAAAAGAACGCACAGAAAGTCGCTGATGCGTTAAACGAAATCAAGTTTAATCTGTCGGAAGATAGAGTTTGGCACGTATTTGATGTGGATATGTACGACAATGCCTATTACTATGCGGAGGGGCAACGGTTCACCTATGGAAAAAACGGAGCAATCAAGAGAATCGCATAAGAAAAGGAGCGCGGGAAAATGACAAGAAAAGAAATTGAAAAGCGTAACGAAAATTGCGCGAAAGAGATTAGACAGTTTTTGCTTGATAATGAAATGTGGGTAGATACTTACATCTATTTCAACGGCAAGTGCTACGGAACATCGTACACGGATGAAAACGGCAAGGAGCATTTTGTCTACAATGACAAGGAACATTTAGCGGAGTTTGAAGCAGACCCCTCTCGGTGCGTGGAGTATTACAGCAAAGATGGAATCACAATGACTTTCGAGGGTGATCTATACAGAATTATAAATTGCTATTGGGAACGCAGAGACCTTGCCGAAATTAAAAAGAAGTTTGACGCAATCTTTGAGAAGTACGGATTGTACTATGAACAGGGTTACGCATGGTCGCTGAACACAGGAGAGCTTTGAGGAAAAAGATATGACAAGTATATCGGTTTTTGATGTGGAAGCAACGGAAATTGAACGTTTATCCGAAAAGTTAGAATGCTCGGAAGCGTTTGTCGTGGAAGCATTGTTTAATATGCTTGAAAGCGAGGCACGATTGCTTAACAAGAAGTCTGAAGAACTGTTGGAGGAATATCTTTGATATGAGCAAGTGCAGAGAATACGCAAAAGAACACAATATAACAATCGTTGGAAAGCTGAAGCGCGTGAAGAATAATCTTGGTTATGTTTTGAACGACAGCAAGATTTATGCGGACGAGGACGGAAACGAATTTTGGGTAACAGCAGACGGTGTTGTGTTCGTCGATAAGAATGGCGGTTGCATTTGAAAAAATCTCAATTTGATGTTACAAAATACGCTCAATCACAAACTATAAACGAGAAAAACGAAAGGAGTTGCACGAAATGCTTGCAACATATTACGAAAAGTACATCGGCAATCAATACTATGTTTCGGCAGACCGTCACGAGGATTTTGATGTTGACGAATGCTCGGTATCTGTTATGGATTTAGACAACGGATTCTTTATCGAAGAAATTGAATGTGAGTTTTACGAACTGTTTCACACATTCTGTGATGTTCTTGAGAAGTACAAGAAGAAGTATTACGGTTTGGATTAACACAATTTGGATAAGGATGGTAAACAAGATGTACACTATTGTTATTGTGAATTTCGACACCATGAGCGAAAAATATACAAGATGCCTTGGACTTTATAAGACAAAGGACGAAGCGTTTGACGAACTGCAAATGTTGCTTGCAGATGTTAAGGCAGAATTTGGAGAATGTGTGTCGCTCGAATACGAAGATGGATTCGGTATTAGGGATATGGACGGAAACGTTTTATTGGAAGCGTGGATAACTGTTATTGAACAATAAGAGAGGATGACACAATATGGCAGACGAAAGAAAATACTTTGTGAAAATGAATTATCGTTTCAATCTTGACAGCATGATAACGCACATTTGGTGCTTGATTTACGATATGCAGGACGGAGTGATTAAAGGAAAAGTCAATTTGCTCGGCAAGGACTACGACGAGGATGGGCTTTACGATTTGAAAGACGAGATTGGTGAGCTTTTATCTGCGGCAATGTGCGGCAAGGTAACAGGCAAGCAATACGGACGCATTAAGGCAATCAGCGACGAACGCAATTTGATTCGGTACGCAACGTGTATGGCAAAGGGCATGAGCGAAGATAAAGCCGCTTATGCTTTTTTCGATTAGAGGAATAATTAGGAGAGCAAGAAGATGCAGGATATTAAGGTGACAGGATTTGCAGTCATAGACTTGTGGAAAACAACGCCACATGGGAAAATTCACGTTGCAAGAACGGCAGAAAAATACGAAGAACTTGTCAATACCATTAGCGGACATGAAGAAATCATACTTGTGTTTGAAGAAAACGGAGAGAAGTTTTTCAGCCGCGACATTGTGACTCCAATCCACACATTTATTGCGTTAAAATAATTAAATAAATTTACGAATTGATGTTACAAGTTTCGATGAATCACAAACTATAAGCAGAAAGGAGCTAAACACAATATGGGTTGTCCGAATTTTGAAACACAAGTCCTCTTCCCCCTCTACGTTATGGACGATGAATTTTGCATTGAAGTGGAGTGCGACGAGTGCGGTGAATTGGTGCAGAGAGACGAATGGGAAGAAAAAGATTGCTGTCCGTTCTGTGGATGCAAGACGCACAGAGAAACACAATTTAACGAATGGTTTTGGTACGACGAGGTTGATCTGTTACGAGGCGATTGCAAGGAGCAGAGCGCAAATTTGCAATTCTTTGAAATCACAACACAATCGGGCTATAGCTGTGGAGAACAGCTTTTTGTGCGCTTGACGGACAATGCGAACCACGCAGGATTTTATATCGACGGAGACACGGAAGCCGTTACAAACGAAGATGCACATTATTACTTTGATTGCTGTCGCTCGGAGTGCATAAGACGCTTTGAGCGCGAACAGCGCAAGGTATTAAAGCTGATGGAGCAGATCGCAAGCAGACACAATATGGAACGCTTGGTATCGGGAGCAATCATGAGCAACGGTGAGTGCTTTTATTACAGAGCAGACAGCTTGATCGGCGCGGCAAAAAGCGCGTAAAGAGGTGCGACACAAAATGATTACGACTCGTATAGACGGAAAAGAGATAAACGGATATGAAGTTAATTTGCGTGAGACATTCGATGGATGGTGTATAGAAGCAAATAACGTTAAAACAGGGAAAATGGATGCTTGGGCAGACCTTTATTACGTGGATTATGAAACAGCAAAAGAAGTATATATAGCGTTTGCAAAGAAGTTTTATAAGTTAGGAGATAACTAAAATGGATATGACAATGGAAAAGTATAGAATCGGACACGAAATACCTACATATAATATTGCTGACGGAGATTACTGCTCGCATTGGGGGTTGACAGATTTATACAAAGATGCTGAAGCAAACTTGAGAGACTTAATCAATTCACATAAAACAGGGGAGTTTAGGACAGGATGGTGCGATTCTAAAAAAGAACTACAATCGTTTAGATTGTGGTTTTTTAATAACGAAATCATGGTGGAAGTGCGTGAATGGATGGACGATCTATATGAGGATGGCGATTTGATTTATGACGCAATTTGGTCGTGTTTTGGAAAAGAGTTTGAATTGTCCGAAGAAGAAGAAAACGAAATCATGGATATATGCTCCGATGGTGACATAGTGGATGGAGTTAAGATGCAAAAGAAAATTAAGCGAGACGCAACATATTCTGAAATTATGAACGCAATCGACGAGCTTGCGAATGAAACATCAAAATTCCTTGAAGATGAATTTGAGAGAGTAAAGAACATTGTAATGTATTGGAACGAACATATCCGTGAAACATCGTGAAACAATTTTATCATAAACACATTTTAGTAAAATATTTTTCGGAAACACGTTACAAGAATGAACGAATCACAAACTAATATCGAAAGAGAATGGTTGAAAAGGAGAGCAAAAAATTGAAACGCGAAGAAATCATTGAAGAAAAGATTGCATGGCAGATTGAAGAAAAGTATGACGGAAATTGGTGGTTGGTTTGTGAAACATCAAAAGAAGTTACAGAGGAAACGTTAAAAAAAGAATACGAAAAGATGAAAAATCGCGGACAATGTGTTCGACTTTTGAAGTGGAGCAAGATTGTGAAATATGAAGCGATTGATGGGGAGGGATTCTAATGTTAAGACAAATAAAGATTGTATTTGAGATTGAAGATACGGACGAGGCTGAAAAGGAACTGTTGGAATCGTTGGAATCCGTTCTTGAATACAACGAAAAGATTGACGGATATTACGAAGATGGTTTTATTGAAGAAGTCATGCAGGAGGAATTTGGAGAATGACTTACGCAGAAAGAAAAGAAAAGGCGCGAAACGAAGCTATTGAGTGGTCGTTTTGGGCAGGAGAAAATCCGTTGTCGTATGAGGGGCTTGCTATTGCTTGCAATTACTTTTACAAGCTCGGCAAGCGGTATGGGCTTTTGAAAGAATTTAGAGAGAATGGGATTTGCTGAAAAAATTGGTAAAAGTGTTACAAACGGAACTGAATCACAAACTAATAGCGTAAGAGACTGAAAGGAGAATGATAATGCGAGAAGAAACAATCACAAAGTATATTGCGGATGACGGAACAGAATTTAACAGCAAGGATGAATGTATACGACACGAGGAAAAAGAACACAGAAACTTTGCAGAAATGTTTCGTGGAATGAAATATTTGTATGCAAAATCGGAGGAAGTTTTTCCCCTTGGAGAAGCTGATTACGGTTTTCTTTTTGTGAACATTAGAAACATTGATGAAGCAGGAAGATTTGCAAAGTGGGCTTGGGCTTGTTCATCCGCACAAGTAAATTTAGACGTGAATATTATGGTGGGAGAAACGATGGTCGCATTGTGTTATGACATGGACGAGGACGAGCATCACATAGATTCCGTTCTCGATGTCTACACATCGAGCGAACTAATTACAAAAGCCATAAAAATTTATAATCAAAAAGTAGCGAAAGTGCTTTCAATGTGAGGAGTTATGAGCAAGCTGTATCGAGTAAACTTCGATAGAGAAAAAGGATTCCTTGCACACTATGTAATCGACATTGAAGCATCGAACAGAGACGAGGCAAGGAAGATTGCAGAATCAATGTGGAACGAACATTTTTCGGGGAAGAACGTGCCACATATGTTTCATGTTCATGTTCGCAAGCTGAAAGGCACAGAAGAATTTTTGTATCACTATTTCAAGCGCGGAGAGTATTACAAGGAGCTTTAATCAAAGGAGTAAGGAAATATGTACGGAGATTATCACGGAAGTTATGGAGAAAACAATTTGTTTGGAGAACAGGAAATAAAGAGAGTTTTCCATTTGGAACAGTACCTAAACTATTTGGCAAAAACGTACATGGGATTTGAGCAACCTATGGTAAGAGCATTCGCAAAAGAAGCAATAATGAGAGTGTGCTATAGTAGCAACCCTGTCTATTGGGCTTGTGATATTGACGGACTTGTGGACGATAGAGAAGAAAACAGCATTGCGTTTTTCACGGACGAATGGATTGGAAAAGACAAACTGTTAAAAGAATACAAGAGAGAGTTTTGGGAAAACAATAATCCGTATGACTTCGGATTTGACGAGCGCGGTGCTTATTAAAAATATTTGAAACTTGTTGTTACAAATTCCTGCGAATCACAAACTAATAGCGAGAAAGAAGAAAGGAAACAAGAAACAATGAAACGTAAAACTTACAGAAACTTCCTGTTAGTCATGGACATTTTGCAGGATGTAAAGCACTACACAAGAGCAGAAAGCGAACGGTTGGCTCGGAAAGTTTTCGAGAACGTTGAAGCTGACAAGGGGCATGGAAACAGAACCGCTGAATGGTTTCTGTCGCGCATTCTTACAAAAGAAGAATACGAAGCACAGTATGGAGCATAAGAAAGGAGAAAAACGAAAATGAAGTTTGTTGCTGAAGATGGAAAGGTTTTTGAGACTATGGAAGAATGCAAGGAATACGAAGAACAGAACATGGCAGAAATGCTTGTCGGTAACATTCCGCATTACATTATTGATGCTGACGATTTGTTCGGCGGCAGTAGTTGCAATTTGTATGTATTTTTCCGCATAGAAAATAGCGAGCAAGACAAACGGTTTAAGAAGTGGATTAACAGAATTGATTCCGTGATGAAGTTAGACGATTGTTCTTTTGTTGGTAAGAACATAATCGTTGATTGCTGTAACGAAAGAGACAGCACGTTGCGATATATTGATTGCATTTACGGCATTGAAACCGTGGAAGAACATATCTGCAATTATGCGAACAAGATTATGGACATTGTGAAAGAGATTTAAGGAGGGAAGCAGCATGAACAAGCAAAGAAGAATGAGATTGGACGAAGCGCACAGCAAGCTGTTGGAAGCGCAGGAGATTATTGAAGAAGTGATGAACGAAGAACAGGATGCGTTTGATAATTTGCCCGAATCGTTGCAAGGCTCGGAGCGTGGCGAACAGATGGAAGAATACATAGGAACGATGCAGGATGCTTACGACGGAATCGACGAATTTATGTGCAATCTGTACGAAATAATTGAGGGGTGAGCGCGATATGGTAGAGAAGAAAAACAAACCAAATATTTGCCCGATGTGCGGTGACGAGGATATTGACTATCTTGACGCGGATTGGCAAGATGGTCTTTTCTTTTATAAGTGTGTTTGCAGACAATGCGGAGCAGAGTTTACAGAGGTGTACAGGCTCGAATATGACGGATACAATATGCCCGACGAAAACGATGAAGAACACATTTTTGATGTGGATGGAAACGAGCTATAATAGGAGAACGCAAAATGAAGAAAGATGAATATGTTTTAATTGTTTACGACGCAATCGAGGATGGTATGCTTGGTGCGTATGGGACTTATGAATCCGCAGAAGAGGCTGACAAACGCATGGACTTGGAATTGCAATCCGCAGTAGAATACTATAACTCAAATCACGATATGGACGTGGAAATCGGTGATGGATGGGCAA